GGCTTTGCCGGCCGGAACACCAGGGTAAGTGTAGGACTTCTTCGATACTTGTGCTTCCCATCCATCATAGAAGATGACGGTGCTAATTCCTTCAAGTGCACCATAAGGCGTGGCTTGAATTGTAAAACTACTCATGGCATCCTTGATGTCCTCCTGGTTAGCCGAGTTGGCCAGCAGGATGCTGCCTGGACGCTTGGCCGTACGGGCATCCGTCAACGCCTGACGAAGCGTTTCGCGAAGACTGAGGATATAATGCGCTCCGCTGGCATCCGACAATTTCTTTCCTAGCTCATTAACGTAAACAGGCCCCGTTTTATTGGCCGCCTTGTAAGCGAATTGGATGATTGGCGAAAGATGCAGATGATTCAGCAGGGCGTTATGGGCTTCCCCAAAGGCTTTATTCAGCGTCTCAAAGTTAAAGGTCTGGTTGAAAATTTCGAGCTCTTTCGTGTATTCAAAACCGGCAGTGTACCCTTTGATCCGGGCAATCGGGCCTTGTTCAGCCAGAAGGCTGCCGAACTTAACTTCTTCACCTTCCAGATGCTCAAGGAAGACAACAGATCCATATTGAGCCCACTTCGCCTCGAACTCCTTTGGAAAATTCGAGTCGCTTTTTGTTTCATAAATCGGACCATAAAGCAGAGGTACTTCCTCGCGTCCAAGTTCGACGTCGAGGACAACCTTCTGCAGGAGTTCCTTCCGGCTATTCTCACTGGTCAGCATCTCGCCGATCGGTTTATCGAGTTCGTACGTCTCCATCTCGCCATTGACGATCTTCTTGGTGACCTCCTCAACCTTCCCGTTCAACAAAAAAGGAACCGTGGTTTCGACGGTTCCCTGACGACGTTCGGCCTTTAATGTATCAGCGGTAATAAATTTTGCCATATTCACTTATCCCTCCTTAAACTTGCGGTCCCAAAAGGAACCAAATGACGTTGTTGGCATCTTTGGCTGAAGTTACCCGGCCGACCCGTCGGAACGGAACTGCAGGGGACCCGCCGTCATCGGCAGCCTCGGTAAATTTCTTCGTCGTGTCATCCCAGTAGACTGGTGTGCCAACGGCGAATTCCTCCGTGGTTGTGATCTGATCGGTTTCGTATTCAGCCTGTTCGATATCCAGAATGACTTCCGCCGTTTCGCCGGCGCCCGTCTTTACGGACTGCATTGCCGCGCCGAAGAAGCCATCGATTAGGTAAAACTGTTGCGATACGATTTCGGTGTTGGCCGGGATGGTGACACGGACAGATTTGCCGTCGCTGACCTTGGCGCGATAAGAGTGATGTACGGTGCTAGGCACCGGTTGGCCTTTGTATGACATGTGATTCCCTCCTCAAAGTTATATTAGATTAGATCGACGCCCGCTTAACCCGAAGGTTTTTCGGAGCATCCGACTTACTGCCTCCGCCCCCGCCAGTTCCGGCAGGTTTGTCCGTATGGATGGCGTCCACCATCCCTTTGACGACCGGATCGGCCAGGAAATTGTCCATTTCGCCGGCGATCTGCTCCTTGGTTGCATCAGCGGCGATCCCGCGCGCATGGTAGGTCCAGAGTTTGCCGAGCGCCGTCTCTGGGTTTTGCAGCTCCTTCCGGACAGCCTCAGATGTCACTTTGCTCTCTAGCATTTCACCGATGATCTTGTCACGGCCGGCGGAAGCCTCCTTGTCTGCAGCGGCCTTAAGCGACTTGAACAGAGCTTCCACATCCATTTCCCCGCTGACGCCTAGGATTTCGGCAGCCTTCCCACTGATCTCCAGCGCCCGCTGCACCTCCTTTGCTAACTCCGGCGTCAGCTCAGCGATCACTTGATCATTGGTTAATCCCATCTCACCAGCAATCATTCCCAACGTGATCGTTTTGTTGCCGTGACGTTTCTTCAGTTCTTCAATTACTTGAGCCCATTCCACTTGCTCATCATCTCCTTTCATTTCCCCGGGGCCTACCCCGTCTAAATCCCACATCTCCCCACTTGCTGCGACGATGCGCGTCGGCATCCCCATCCTGTCCAGGGGTGTCCAATCAATTGAGAGGGGATCATAGGCAACTACCTGAGTTTCACCAGCGACATTTTTAAGCGTTGGGCGACCAAAGATGCTTACCTGTTTGATGCGTTTTCCCTTAATCCAGCGCTTCAGGTCTTCTTCCTTCTTGTCGACGATCCCCCGGAAGTACGCTGCGGTCTCAGTCATCTTCGCACCAATCCAGTGGGTTGCGGGGTCGATAAACTGATTTGATACATCTTCGGGCTTTTGGTGGCCCTTGAAGCCCGCCAGCGTCCTTGTGTTAACGGCGTCAACGATATCCTTCAGCGCCTTATGGGTGTAATTCCAGCCACGCTTCGACTTCCCGACCGGGACCTCCACGACAACTTCAAGTGGATCGTTATCCCCTTGCTTGATCGCATCGATGTCCACCCCAGGAGCAGGAGGAATATCATCCACGCTCATTTCGCCGGAGATACCAGCGAATAAGCGAAAAAGGTTACTCTTCTGCTCCGCCATCTCGCCGCAAATCAGAATCTTCATTTTTTCGTTTCACCCCCTCTCCTAGCTAAAGCAATTAAGCCCCAGCTAATAGACTCAATGGCCTGTTCCCCTGCAACACTAGCTCCATCTGGTTCAAGTGAACAAAAATGAAGATGAAGCAATTCGTGAACTAGTGTTAATTCCATGTCATTAGGTGCAATTGCATCTGGTGGGTAATCGATCGGATCAAGAATACTAATTGCAGCCATTTTCTGTGTTAGTTCCCACGAACACGACCCACACACATTATGGATTGGCATGTCCCTGCCTCGCTTAATCTCAACGACTACAATCCAATCCTGAAGCCGAAGGGTTTTCTGCCATTCGGCGCATTTGGCGCGCAGCTCCTCTTCCGTCAAAATAACTTCCTTCAAATCGTCTCACTCCTTTCAGAGGCAAAAGAAAAAGCCGCTCATTTGAGCGACTCCTCTATCTTCGTTACTGTTATTGTGCACCTCCCATATTCCGGAGAATCAGTAATTTCCGAATCATTCCGTCCAACCATATTGGCCATGACATTGTAATGACTTTGGAATGCTACAACTTCATCGGTATCCTTAATAAGCATGCCTTCACCAGACACTCCAAGGTGGCTAAAGTGAAAATCATTTAGTTCAATTTCCTTATGCTCCTCGACTTCATGTGCTTCTGAAACAGGAATAACAGCGATGGTTACCTTGTCCCAACCCTTATTACTGAGGTGTTCCTTCATATCTTTCGTTGTTCCATCTATGATGAACAGCTTTTCCCTAGTTCGATCTTTCCACATCTGACGAAGCTCTTCTGCAGTAGGTATCAACGGGAACTCAAACTCTATACCACCCTTATCCGACACAAACATACCTCCTAAAATAGAAAATACGACTATATAATAACTCACTACGACAAGGAAATCTATTCCACTGCGGAATATATGTTCGTGTACCAATCTTCCAAATCCGGGTGCTTCTTCGGGTCTTTGGACCATTCGTTCAAACGGTGCATAAAGCTGTCCGTGTCCTCATGGACTGAGATCAAAACACATAGGCAATTTGGATGTGCCGGCATCGGCGGCTCCTGTCCGGGCGGCCAAACACCTTTTCCTAGACCATGATCGGCATTCGCCAACTCGTCGCAAATGTCCGGTACCGGATGCGATCCGGATAAAACCCACTTCATGCCGGTATAGGACGGCGAAACCGACGCCGCAGCGATCGTCCCTTCCCCGAAGGCGGCAGCCGTTTCCGTCCGGACGAGTCGGAGAGTCTCATAGGAAATATCCTGCGGTATCCGACTTCCCATTCGCTCCATCATCTCAGGATAGTCAACAGCTAGCGTCTTCCGGCCGCGACGTACGTATTTTTCCAACCGCCTGGCAGTCTCAACCGGGTCCTCACCGGTGGCAACGCCGTCTTGGATAATCTCGCTCATGGCTATCCGATATTTCTGGTCTTTCTGCCAAATCCGGTCTGAGAGGTGGAGCCCGTTTTGAGTACGTGCCCAGACCGCTTCAACCGCCCGCTCGTTAACACGAAAAAATGAACGCTGCAATGGCGCCTTAGCCAGCTTAGTTTTGCTGATCTGGTCCATCGTCACTTCCATACTATAGGTGGAGCCCGCTTCAACAGCTTTAATGATGTCCTTCTGCAGCAGCTCCGTGAGTGATTCGCCGATACCATACTGCTTCAGTGAGTTTCGTAACGCGACCAGGTATCGCATGTTCATCTCGCTGCCAGTACCCAGACGTTTAAGCCTGCGAATCTCCTTGGCGATTTTATCGGCAGATCGAATAAATATACTGCGGACCGCCTGGTCCTGACGCAGCCGAAGGTCGACATATTTTTTACGTGCGGCCAGGGCAAAGTGAGCGTACGGTCCGGCGATCAATTTCAGTTGTTCCAGGAGTCGCTGCGCGGAGAACTCATCTGCCACGGACTACACCTCCAGCTCCCTTTTTTCTCTATCCAGTCCTTCTCCGTCCTCAAGTCGCGAAAGGAATAGGGCGGTCTGGACGATTCGAGCCTTCTCGCCTGGGATTTCCTCGTCATCCGATTCGTAATCCAGCATCGTATCGATCCAAGCTTTAAGGAAATCAACTGCAGCCTCAAGTGATATAAATCTGCCGGCAAGTGCCTTATCGAGCGCCTCAACAATCGTTTTAATCTCCGTGGCCACGTCCTTGCTGTCCCGCGGATCGATTGTTTCCCAGACCAGATCTGTCTCATACGTGGAAAATGAGATATTCTCGGCCTGCGAAATCATGGCCAGGACCATGCGGCACATGAGTTGCCATGAATCAGCAAACGTTTGACGTTTCCGCTCGATCTTCTGTATGAAGACCGGCATCTGCTCCTTCGTTGAAGCCAATGAAGACGGCGTATGGACGCCAAACACAAATTCAGGCGTTTCAGACGCAGAAACAATGCAATAGAAAATAAACTCCAATAGCGTAGTAGCATCCCCGGTAGCAGACTTCGCCTCGATAAAGCCGGCATCCTCCTCGGATTGAAGAAGTATTAATTCGTGACCATTGAGGTTAATGGTCCCGCCTTTTTTTGCAAAATCAGCAGGGTCATTGACGCCGAAATTGTTCCGAAG